GAGAACATCGGCCAGTACCTGGGCGTGTTCGCCAGCCACGACGCGCAGATCTACACGCCGCCGGTATCGCGCCCCGGGTTGGCCAAGCTGCTTAAGGCGAACGCGCACCACGGCGCAATCCCGCCTTTCAAGCGCAACCTGATCCTGCGTGAGTTCATTCCGTCTGCAGGCTTCTCGATGCAGACCATGAGCCGGGCAGCCTTGGACTACGTGGTGTTCGGCGAGACCTACCTGCTGCGCAAGCGCAATGCGTTCGGCCAGGTCCTCGAGCTGCAGCACCTGCCCGCGATCAACATGCGCGTGAAACTGGACGGCGGTTTCCGGATGCTGCTGCGTGACGGCAAGTACGAAGACTTCGACCAGGACGAGATCGAGCACATCTACAACTACGACGTGGAACAGGAGATCTACGGCGTGCCGGACTACCTGGGCGGCCTACAGGCGCTGTTGCTCAACGAAGCCGCGACGCTGTTCCGCCGGCGCTACTACAGCAACGGCGCTCACGTTGGTTACATCTTCTATTCCAACGACCCGAACATGAGCCAGGAGGACGAAGACCACCTGCAGTCGCAGATCGCCGATGCAAAAGGCGTGGGCAACTTCCGGTCGATGTTCGTCAACATCCCAGGCGGCAGCGAGAAGGCGATTCAGATCATCCCGGTGGGTGACTTCCAGGCCAAGGACGAGCTGGAGAAGGTCAAGAACATCACGCGCAATGACGTGATCGCCGCTTGGCGCATGAATCCTGCCCTGGCCGGGATCATCCCGGAGAACGTCGCGGGCTTTGGCGACATCGTGAAGATCGACCAGGTGTACACCAACAACGAGATCCGGCCGATCTGCCAGCTGTTCAACCAGGTGAACGACACCCTACGCCCTGACAGGCATATCAACTGGGTGGAGCCACCGAAACAAGTTGAAACCACTACATCTAGTTAGTTCACTAGAGAATGCCACTACAGGATGTGGCAAAATAGTGGCTACTGGACATCCCTGGGGAGGGACGCAATGCGGATCTATTGCACAGCATGTGGGCACAAGGGGCGGATCGGGTCGAGGGATGATCTGGACGCTAAGTTCGCCAAACTTTATTGCCAATGCCTTGACCCTATGTGCGGTCATACGTGGGTGGCCAATCTAACTTTTTCACACACGCTCAGCCCCTCGGCTCAGTCATTCGACCGGTTGCTGTTTGATCGCTTGAAAGATTTGCCCAGGGCGAAACAGCGCGAGCTGTTCGATAAATTGGGCGGGCAGGCCGTGGCCTGAGGTGGCTGGAAGGCCAGCCACACAGGGCTGGCGATGATGCTCCCCAGATGGAGAGTATCGATCAACAGGGCGTTAAATCATTCTTCCGGGTTGGCTGCCATTGCCTCGGCGAGGCGCTGGATATGCTGCTGTTCCTGCTCACTTAACTGACGATAAGACTTGATCAACCGGCGCTCTGTGCTGCTCAAAGCGTGCCATTCAAATTCCACGGTTTCCAGATAACGGCTTTCGGTTGTTACACGATCCAACATGCTTACTGCTCCATTTAGTGCATTGCTGAATCACACGTTATCGGGGCGGCACATCGTTTCAGAAATGAAGGAGCGCGAATGTTTTACATATTTTGTTACAAACTAATTCTCTCCCTTTGTGGCGTCATCAGCCAGCGCTTTGAGAAAACGACGCACAGCTTTTTGGTCATCTGGCGGAATGCTACGGTACTGGCTGACCAGGATTGTTTCGTCCGGTCCAAGCTCTCCCACGGACGTCGGAGCACGCACCCCCGTCACCACGAACAAAACGTCCAAACCCGCGCCATACAGTGCTTCCAAATAGCCAGTATCAGGACGGCGCTCGTCTCTTTCGTAACTGCCTTGGGTATTTCGCGTCACTCCTCCGATCTGGGCGGCTTCTTCCTGTTTCAGCGCCAAACGAATCCTTTCTTCGCGCAAGCGCTCACCGGCACTCAGAGCCGAGGCCTGCACGGATGACAAATTTTCCAAACTTCTCGCCCTTTACAAGACAAATAAACTGGTCATAATCGCCGCAGATGAACACGAACGAACATGAACAAACAGAGTACGCACTATGCCCGCGACCGTAACGCCCGAGCAAGCCCGCGCAGACCTGGAACGTAAAGGGATCAGCATTGCGGAATTTTGCCGGAAGCATGGCCTGAACAAGAATTTAGTCAGCGACCTGTTAAACGGTCGAGCTAAAGGGCACCGAGGGGAGGCGCATAGAGCCGCCGTTCTGCTGGGGATCAAAGACGGCGAGATTGAACAGTAGCCATACCGGCCTACAGGGAGAAGTAGAAAATGAAACATCCAGTTCTAAAAACACGGCGTGAAGTAGTCAGCGCAATTATCTGCAGCTTCCCAGGTGGTCGTGAGTGCGCGTCGGCTCGTATTGGTTTGCCGCTTAAGAAGTTCGACAACCATGCTTACGAGAACAACAACGTTCGCCCGCTGACTGATGCACAGATCTACCAGCTGGAGCAGCAAACAGGCAGCTTCCATTTGCCCGTATACATTGCTGCCATGTATGGCGGTCTGTTTATTCAGGTCGCTGATCCCGAGACTCTGGACAACGTCGAGCTGTATGCGCGCTCCGTTCAAGTGGCCGCCAAGCGTGGCACCGTTGACCAGGAGATAGCCAAGGCACTCGAAGATGGGTCAATCAATAACGAGGAGGCGCAACGCATCCTCGACGCTCACAACCATCATATGGCGGCCCGCCATGCCGAAGTACTCGCCGCCATCGATCTTTACCGCTCCCGTTCGGAGTGTGTGCGATGAACCCGGTGCCGGCAGTGCAGGAGTACCAGGACGTGCTGAAAAGTGCAGCGCTTTCATTCCTTGAGCGCCACCAGTGCGAACACCTAGGCAACGATCAGCAGCTGTTCGATCGTACCGTTCAGCATCTTGTGTGTGATTACGACGTTCTGACCCAAATGGCGGAAAGGTTGGTACACCTTGCCTGCAGCGATTTAACCGCAATCCGTGATCGCCAACGGCTCGACGTCATCAGTAGCACCGAGACCCACTCAGTCATTACCGACCCGTCAACCGGCCACACCTGGGCGATCCCAGTGAGCCTGATCTACGAACGAATCATCAATGCGCCGGATAACGGGCGTTACCGCATTACCAACCCGTAATACCCCATAACCCCTGCCCTACCCCGCGCTCCGTGGGTTTGGGTGAACTGCGCCTGAAATCGAGGTTTTTGATGGGAAACGCCCTACTTATCAACGCCGAAATGAGCCCGGCCGAGGCCAGAGCACTCCTGTCGGACCTACGCGCACAGTACGTGTTAAGCCTGAATGAGCGTTGGTACGACGACATCTATCGCTACGTCCCAAAGGACAAACGACACGAAGCGATTCGCTTGCACACCCCAGTAATGGCCGCGCAGATCCGACTGATCAGCGCGATCGCCAGCAGCCTTAAGGCAGTGAAGTGACCATGAAAGATGATATACGCCTCGAAGTGCTGCAAAAGCTTGAAGATGATTACGGTCTGCAGCACCGCAGCGGCACCGACTACATGCGCAAAGGCACCTGCCCTAAGTGCAACAAAAAGACTCTGTACACCCGATATTCAACGCCGTGGCTGATTGTTTGCGGGCGGCCTGAAAAATGCCGCCACACAATGCACGTCAAGGAGCTATACGAGGATCTGTTTGAAGAGTGGAGCAAACGCGCACCCGCAACAGCGGACGCACCTACTGCAACTGCTCGGGCGTACATGGAGTTTGCCCGGGGGTTCGACATTGCATTGGTCGCCGGCTGGTTTACACAGGAATCCTATTTTTCCCGTGAGCTCAACGCAGGCAGTGCCACCGTTCGCTTTGCCCTAGACAAAGGCGGCTACTGGGAACGTTTGATCGACAAGCCTGCCCGCTTCGGCAAACAGAAGGCACGTTTTAAAGCTGGAGACAGCTACAAAGGTGTCTGGTGGTGCCCACCGTCACTTGACCTGGCTACGACTACCGAACTGTGGATTGTCGAGGGCATTTTTGACGCGATCGCACTACTGCACCATGACATTCCGGCTGTTTCGGCGATGTCGTCAAACGCCTTCCCCATGGAGTCGCTTAAAGCCCTGGTCAGCTCGCGGCCAGACAATCTTCCAAAATTGATATGGGCGCTGGACAACGAACCAGGCGCCCAGGCCTACACCCGCAAGTGGGTGAAGATGGCGCGAGAGCTTGGGTTCAAATGCGAGGCGGCACAGATCCCCCAGCGGGATGGTCGCAAGGTCGATTGGAACGATCTTCATCAACGCTGGAATTTTTTGGACGACGACAAGCAAGCTGACCAGGTCAAAGCTGATATCAAGGCGGCCAAGCATGAGGGGGCACTGCTGATCGCTGAAAGCGCTGCAGAAAAAGCCTTACTCATGTACGACTGGCAAGAAAGAGGCGAATTTTATCTGCGATTCAACAGCCGTCTTTACTGGTTCAGGTTGGATATCGAAAAATTCAACAAAGTTAAACAGAGCATGGAGGGTGATGACGAAAGCGAAGATCAGTTGCTGAACAAGAACCAAATTCGCGATAAGGCATTGGAGCAATCGGGCAATGTAGTCGAAATCGCGAACTGCTACCCACAAGCCCTTTATTACCAGCGAAACGAGATTACCGACGAGTCCTGGTACTACGTCCGCGTGGACTTCCCCCATGACGGCGGTAGCGTGAAAAACACGTTCACCAGCGGTCAGCTGACTGCAGCCAGTGAATTCAAAAAGCGCCTGCTTGGGATGGCCGCTGGTGCGATGTACACCGGCAGTGGCCAACAGCTCGACAAGATAATGAAAGACCAGTTATTCGGGCTCAAAACAGTCTCAACCATCGATTACATCGGCTATAGCAAAGAGAACAAGTGC